TCTTTAAAGAGTGTCCATAACACAAAAGCACCAGTAATCCAAGATTTACCAACACCTCTAAAGGCTTGGATCTGTAATCTTTTTGGTCCATGTTGGAGGTAATCTGCAATGGAGTACTGTGCTCTAGTGGGTGAAGGAAGATCAAGCTGCTCCCACAAAGCTTGTAGGAAGAGCTTGAAATCACCTTGAAGAACAGCAACTACGTTAGGCATAATTAGAGTTGTTCTTTTTGTTTTTATTTTGTCTTCTTAGCCAAGCGTCATAATTACCTATTTCATCGCCTTGAGCTAGTTCATCTGTAGTTACACCTTCTCTGATAGATACATTTTTATTATAATCTACACTTCTATGTACTGATCCAGGTGTATTCTCAGCTAATGTAGCAAATGCTTTGGACCAATTACTATATTTTTCAGACTTTTTATTAACCTCTGTAGTATTAGATGCACCTGGAATATTTCCATTACCTTTACCATTACCTTTACCGTTACCATTGACTTTACCATTGACTTTCTTCTTTGAAGTCTTTGCAAATGTAGTAGTCCAGTTAAATTCTGTCATAAGTTAATCTTCGTGTGTGTGTGTGTTAAATGTCTAATTTTGTTTGATCTGGATCTACAGGTTTAGGTTTATCTATTGCTTTTGTTTCGTCAGTAATTATCTTATTCCTATATTGCTGTTCCCAAAAAGTTTTTTTACTTAAATCTTCTGTAGGTTTAGATGTTTTTCTAAATATCGGACCTTTCAATCCTTTATCTGCGGCTATCTCTTTAATGATACTGTTCATATCAGGTAACTGATACTTGGGGTCCATTAATTTATTATAGCCTCTAGCATCTAAATTAGACAATCTTTCTACTAATTCATCGAATGATAGTTTACTAGCAGTTTCAGGGTTTAATAAACTCCATTGCTTATGAGCTTCTAGAATAACTTCTTCTGATTTATTAACTAAGGCAGCCCACCTTCTAGCTTTCTTATTCCTATAACCTTTTACGGTATTCATTTTCTTCATCTCTGTTGGACTGAAGAAAGTAGGAGTAAAGTCCTTATAAAACTTATGAGCAATTCCGTGCGGTGTAGTTTCATCTGCTTTTTGACCTAAAGTCATCATCAGATTATTTATATCATCACCTTTCTGAATTACTCCAGGTCTAGCATTATTCTTTATTAAAATATCCATCAACTCCCAGTATTCTTTACTGTTAAATTTGACGTTATCAAATAAATGAATACTGTCATGCAACGGATTTATATGATGAACTTGAATGCCTTGAGCTAAATCATACCCTTTCTTTTCTAAAAAGGCTCCCCACTTATATTCTACTGATTTTTTATTAAACTTCTTGTAACCTTGAAAAGAACCTCTTAATCTATCAGGACTAAGGTAAGCTTCAAGCATATATCTACCTGAATCTCCTTTATTTAGATAAGCACTATAAGCCTTCATTCTGAATATACCATCTCCCATGCCATACTTTCGCATTTTAGTCAGGACACTTCGTTGGTATGTATTACTTTGGAAAGGTTCAATATTTAAGTTCCCTTGTTCAAAAGTAGGTTTCCATCTTCTAGGATTTAGACCTTCGCTCATCCTCATCATATCATCAAGATTCGGATCTACAAAATCTATCCTATTTATTAAATCATCTTTTAACCAAGGATCAGCTGGAGGATTCTCTGGATAGTATCCTTTCTTATTAGTTCTCTCATAGGTATGTGCAGGACCAGCTAAGTCATCTTTCCACACATCAGACATCGTTTCTGGACGATTACTAGTATACTTCTTACCAGATCTTACAGCAGCTCTTTCAGCTCCTTCTTCTACAGTTTCTTTAACTGCACCTTTTACTTTACTATACCCTTTTGCTAGTTTACCAGCTACATTAGCTTTACGTAAACCTTTATCAGCTATAATTGCTGATGCTAATCTAGTACCCCAGCCAGCAAAGCGAGGATCTAGATTAGGAGTTAAAACACCACTAACATTCCTAGCACCTTCAGCTAGTCTATCTTCAGCCCAACCTATACCTTGTAGAAGTTGACTAGCTCCAGGTGTATTACCTAAGACCCAACCTACACCTTCTACACCACGTAGAGCTGTAGCTGTAGCAACACTGATAGGGTTAAGATATTCCCAACCCTCTAGTGTTCTTTCATCTTGGTACCAATTACCTACACCCCGTTCTATGCTATCAAGAAGTTTAGTACCAATATACTCCTTGTCATCTTCTTCAGGGTTATAGTTGGGTACTCTTTTTTCTTCTTCAGCCATAGCTAGTAATTCTGATTAATACTTAGTTTTTTAATTCTTGTATTTCTACCATCACCAATTAAAGTAATAGATTTATCTGAGTCAAATGCTCCACTAATTCTAAATCTACTTAATTGATCATTAGATAGCAAATTAACTGCTCTTTCATTATTAGTTTGTTTTATTAATAAAGCTCTAGTATCTGCATTAGCTTGATGGAAACTTCTGCCTGAACCTCTTCCTGACCAATATTGATCACCAAAGTTAGAATTACCAGTTAAACCTCTTCTATTTGAAACATAAGGTGATCCAGCTTCAGCAGGTCTTGCAGCAAAGAATTGATTATTCTCATCTAACTCATATAGGTAGCCACCAGGATTAGCAGCATATCCATGTGGATTCTTATTCTTAAACTTTAAACGTGCTTCTCTAGCTGCATTTAGATCAGATGTAGTATTAGTTCTATCTAAATTTGTATTGAAATAAACATTAGATTCTTTATTTACTGGTTGATGAAGAACCATACCTAAATCCTTTAGTGAATTTGGATTTAGATCTTTACCTAATCTAGTACGAGTTACATTTTCAATTTTAGTTTGAAACTGATATGACTTTTCAATAAAATCATAAGGATTATCAGACCCTATCAATCCAGGTGAAGTATCAACTGGACCTTTTCCTGCAAAGGCAGTTGGAATTATAGTACCTAATTGTATAGCCCTAGACTGAAAAGTATGTTTACCTCTAATAGTCTTTTGTAAATGTTTTACTGATTTAGGACGATTGACAAATGTCTTGCCATTATGTTCATTCCATAAATCTTTTACTAGTATTTTTCTTTGATTGATTCTTTCTATATTTTCTGGGTCGTTATTATTCAAATCAATATCTTTAAATTGCTCTGCAATCCATTTCTCTGTATCACGCTGAGCTACAAGTAAATTATTATAAACAGTATTTAATTCATTCGGGGATACATAACCAGTTGTTTTACCGTGTCTTGGTTTGATTTTTAGTTCTTGTTTTGCCATAATTAAGTAAAGGGGTTATTTGCGTTTTGCACCACCACGGGCACGATTTTTCTTGGGTATTTCAAGCTTAAGACGATTACCTTTATGGCTCACATCTTTACCACCTTTACCCATAATACCTAGCTCTCTACGTTTACGAGAGAGTAGCTTTCTGTACTTCTTCTTTGCAGGAGTACTGTTAATCTTCTTTTGTTTCTTTTTCTGCTTCTCATAAGACTTCCTACCTTTAGCAGATTGGTAATATCTAGAAGTCTTGCCTGGCTTCTTAGCCCGTTTTGGAGCCATATAACCTCCGTTGAACTAATTCAGGGTCTACTTTAGGGAGGATTCTAGTGAGCTTATCCATTGGACTGCCCTCATAAGCAACGCCTGTTATGTCATTAGTCTTAAGCCAATCACAGGCTGCTTTTAAGTCTTGAGTAGTAGCCTCACCACTACGAACCCTCTTAAGGAATTCGTTAGTGACAAGGTTATGTAACTCATCAAACTTCTCTTCTTTGGCTTTAGCCATAGTTTTTAGGTTTTTTCTTTTTCTTTTTAGCCTGTGGTTTCATAATATCAATTATCTTCCAATGATCTGGATCTTTCTCTCTTACAAGAGTTTTACCATGATCACCAAAGTATATGATTTTATTTGCTGCCATTATGTTAGTAGTTTTGATTTAACAATTTCCAATGCCTGATCATCTAGTTTGTTATCAGTTCTTTTTACGTAAGCTTCTAATAGGTC